GTTCCTGTTCACGGCGCAAAACGGCCCGCTGCGCTTCCGGCGCCAGCGTTGCCCAATGCGCCTTTTCGTCCTCGGCCCAATGCGACGGGGCATCACTGGCGGGTGCGGATTGTTCGGGCGCGGCCTTCGTCTCGGTCTCGGCCTTCTCCCCGCTGTCACGGGCGGCGAACCGGCCACGGTCATCGCGATCCGTCGCCCCGCCTTCCTCGCGGGCGACGATCTCGTCCCATGCCGCGCCGATATCGGCGGACAGGTCGTCAGCGGGGGCTTCGGTGGTGTCAGACATCGATCATCCTCGTTTCCACATTCGCGAATTCGCCGTCAGAAACACGCGGCGTCGGGTCGGGTTGATAGCCCTGTTCCAACATGTTCCAGGCTTCGTTGATGTCTTTCTCGGTATCGGGATCGGGGCGGAATGGCGCGTTCCGCGTTGGCGCATCATTGCCCAACTCGACATAGCCTAGCTCGCGGTATTCAGCCCGAAGCGCGGACTTGCTGTCGTGCATGCGCCCGCTGGCCATGGATCGGAGCGGCTCCATCGTGTCGCGGATGATGCCGGGGAACACGGGCGCGGGTCGCGTCCAGCCGGTGGTGTCTACCCAATCGCCGTTGTGCCAGATGAATTTAGCCATCCTCACACTCCGCATCTCGACGCAAATAGAAAGAATGAAGGTTAAGCCCGACGGCGCCCCAGCCCTGCCACCGATGGGTTAATTTCGCATGATGTGCGATCTCATCCCGCGTCATGCCCAGCCCATCGCGTGCATTAACGGCGGCGATCTCTCTTGCGATCTGCCCTTCCGTCGCATCTCCGGCCTTTATCGCGGCAACGCGAGCGATTGCGTCCTGTCTGGCGCGCTCGCAATAGGGTCTTAGTTCGCGTGACGCTGCGTCCAGGAATTTCCGATCCCACTCGGGATCACAACGAACAAAACCGATACCAAGATCGTGATTAATGGCGTCAGCAACGCGCTCAATCTCATAATGGTCTAACCCCAATCCGAAATTTCCTGACGTCGTAGCCACATAATCGCGGAATGTTGTGAAGTTAGTCTCCATCTTCACGCCCCTCCGCCTTCTCCTCATTCGTGTCGGCGTTCTGCTGCTCAATCGCGACTTTCGCCCAATCGATAGCGTGCTGATGTTGCTGATCTGCTGCGGCCAGTTCCATTTCACCAATCGACAGCGCGTGATCGGTTTCATCCTGTGCGTTCTGCGCCTGCGCCTGCATCGTGTCGGCTTGCATCCGCTGTTGCGCCTGCCCGGCCTCGATCTGCTTGATCTGCAACGTCACATGCGCAATCGCCATGTCGGACTGCGATTTCTGCGCCATCGCGCCGGCCCTGATCTGTTCGATCTGCAACGATGCCTGTGTCTCGGCCTGCTTCGCCTGAACGTCCGCCTGCGCCCGCGCCATTTCGGCCTGCGCCTTGATCATATCTGGCGACGGTTGCGGGTTTTGTGCCTGTTGCTGCAACGATTGAGACAACTGCGCCATGGCGTCCTCGATCGTGACTTCCATTTCAGCCCCGATGCGGAACCCGCGCGCGCCGAACAGGATCAGCTTCCCCAGCATCGGCAGCAGCGCGGGTGCCAGGTTCGGAGGCAACGCGGATGCCTGCCCGATGAACCCGCCAACCGCCGTCAGGAATTCCATCCGATCGCGCTTTTCCTCGCCATCATCCAGCGCGATTGTGGACTGGTCCTCGATATCGATCTGAAACCCGCGCAACCGTTCATTTTGAAGGAGCTTGTAAGCCTCCATGAATAGTTGCTCGGGCGGAATGTCGCCGCCATGTTCCATCGTGCCGAAGCTGGACATCTGCCACAAAGTTTGCGGCGAATACCGCTCGCACATCACCTCTCCCGTGATGCGCAGCATGTCACGCACGAACCGCGCCACGGCCAATTGTCGATCGGACAGCCGCATCGTGGCATAGCGGCCCTTGATGCGTTGCGCTGTCGCAGTTTCCTCTGGCGCAGACGATCCCCGAATGACATCCGCAATACCGGTGATTTCATACAGGTCGGATTTTACCTGTGTCCGGCTTTCGATCAGAGCTTGCAGCGTTCCGACCATTTCCGCGACGGGGACAAACGACATCGCGCCAGCCATGCCGTTCTTCGCGGCAAACTCGGACCACTGTTCAATCCCGATCCCATTGTTCTCCATGTCCTCATCAAAGATGCGAGCCAACTCGGGGAACCGGTTGTCATAGGCAAAGTTCATCCGAATGGCGGACGTGAGCGCGCTGATCCGGCCCGTCAGGTCGTCAAGTTCCTGCGCTTGGTCCTCATATTCCGTGAAATCGGGAACAGGAACCATCGTGCCGCTGGTCATCGTGCCATACAAAGGTTGCGGACACGGATAGAAGTCTTTCAGATCCAGCGGCGGCGGGGATTTCTCCAACAGGATATTCTTCCCGTCCGGATCACCAAAATGATAGACGCACCGTTCCGGGCGGCACCAAACCTCGGCGACCTCGGCCCGCGCGATCACCTCTTCCTCGGCTTCCTCCGTCCGCTTGATTTCGGATGGGCGCCATGTCAGATCGACTTCGCGGAACTTCGGCCCAAACCGCTTGATACCTTCGCGGCGGGTCATGCGCACCGTGCGACGAACCCATGATACCTCTGGCCACGTCTTGCCGGGGCCATGCATGAAGTCGTCGCGATGGATGAAGTCCCACTCGACCCGATCGCCCGTGAAGTTGCCGGCCCCGTCGAAGGTCGGCTCGTAAATGATCCAGGGCGTGCCACGCGCATACAACGCGTAGTCCAGCACGCACATCCGGATGCGCTCGTCCAGCGCCGCGTCGTCGATCGTGTAGACCAGCGCCCGTTGCAGGATCGTCGCCGCAGCCCGCGCCACGGGATCGCGATCCCGAAACCGCCGCGTTACCACCGGCACGGGCGGCCGAGAATAGAGCGCGGGCTGCAACGTTTGGATGTTGGACCACAATACGTTGAACCGCGCCCATCCGGTTTTCACCGGGTAGTCGGTGCGGACGTCCGCTTTTTCACGATACCGCCGCTCGATGCGGCGGCAACTGTTATACCAGGGCGTGAAAATCGCCGATTGTGACGCGAATTCCGCGCGCCACCTTGCCTCTACGCCATCCGTGCCGGACCCGTATTCCTTGATATCGTCGACGCGTTGGACGGTGACGCTCACAGACCAGTCACTCGCTTGATCTGCGGCATGAGCACGCGCGCGCCGCGCTGGTTCGCGGGCTTAGTCGGGTGCAGCCCGTCACTGGACATGCCGTCGTAGTAGCGCGCCGTCAGGACGTTCCCGACCTCCTGGAACTGATCCGCCACCAGCTCTCCGCCATTGGCCATCGTGAGCGCCCGCGCCCGCATGGACTGCCACATGGCCAGCATGGAGGGGATGGTTGACGCTGTGTCATATCCCCATGGCGTCGTGAAGATCGGGACCGCACCATTCTCCCGCGCCAAGGCGGCGACGCGCGCCAGTCGGGCGTTGAACGTTGCCTCGGATGCCGCATAGGACAGGCCCGCGACGTTGAAGTCATTCGTGGTCCAGCCCGGAAGGACCACCCATGACGGGCGCACAAGGGGCAGCAACGCCGCGAGGCGGGGGAAGAACTGCGCGTTATAGGTGCCACCCACCGCGCACGACACGAACCCTTGCGGGACAGTGCCGACCGTGGCTTGGCCGGCCTGCACCGCCGCCAGGACAGACATCCCCCAGGCCGGGTTGGCATAGGTGCTGTCGCCGCACGACATGCCGATCACGGCCGGGCGCTTGGTCAGCACCTGGATCACCGCGCACATCATGCCCGTGACCGGCGCCGTCTCCAGGGTCGACGTCGTCTGCGCTGACGCACTTGAGGGCGTGGTCACGTAATCCGTGTTGTTCCGAACGCCCCCACGCCACTGGTCGTAGCCGTAGTTCAGCGCGGAATTAGCCCACCAGTCGTCGTTGGTCTGAATGTTGTAGACCACCGTCTGGCTGGACGGGATCAGCGCGCGGATCATGAGCCGGCGCATGCCAGTGATCGGCAGCGCGGGCTGACTTTTGCATGCCACCCAATCCGTCCAGGTGTAGGCGATATCGTCCGTCAGGCCCGTGCTGGCATTCGTGGCGTTGGCGAGGACGGTATGCGCGGTCGAGGCGCCAGCAACAGTGACGATCTCCGGGACATCCAACCCGGCATTGACGCTGGTTAGGGTTGACCAGTCCGCGTCCGCCCGCGCCGCGCCCGTGCTGTCCACCGGCTGCACATAGTCCGTGCCAGCGCTGGCAATCGCTTTGACCAAGGTCACGTCGAACGTTGATGCCGTGGTATTCATGAAACCAACGCGCACAGCGAAGAAGTCATCCGGGATATCGAGGCTGATGAACTCCGTCCCGCCTCGCGTGCCGTTCATGACCAGTTCGTTCGGGTTCATGTTCCGCAACCATGTGTATTGGTTGGACCTGAACCCGAAATTCCGCACGGCGTTCGGCGTGAGTGCGATCGCACCCGTTCCAATCGAAGGATATTCGATTTCGCTCATGCGCCTGATCCGCGCGTGAAGGCGACGGAGGCGGTGCCGGCGTTCGTGATGCCCGTGGCGTAGACAGTGCCGGTCGACGGGATGGTAAACACCTCGGCCGGCGCGCCACTGCCGATCGGCATGGACGTCGTCTTGCTGGCCGTCACGGTGCCGGTGGTCTCGATGGTCACGAACGCCGTGGTGGTTCCGCTGTTCAGCACGCGGCAGAGGTTCCCGACGCCTGCCATCGTCGCCTTGATCGTCCCGGTGTTGTCGAACACTGCAATGGCCGTGCCGGCGGCGTTCGGCGTGAAGGTGAACGAGGTTGGCATGTCGCTCCTATGCCGCCCAGCGGCTATGTGGTTTCCGGTGCTGCTTGAACACGTCGTCGAACGTCACGCGGTTGCCCGGCCCGACCATGAGCGGGCGATCGGCGGCAGTCTGGATTTGCGGCGCGACTTCCCGCCACGCCATCGACAGATAGCGGAACGCATCGGCTGGATCGGATGCCCAATCGTGCAACGGCGCATCATCGAACCGACGTAGTTTCTCGTCCCACTTGCGGCGATAGGCCTTCAGCGCCTCGATGCCGTCCGCGCATGTTCCAAGATCGAACCAACACCGGGCCAATGTCTGGCGCGCGGCGTTGACCCCATCCTCCAACCGATGATCCGGGACAAGCCGAGGGCGCAGCCCGGCCCGGATCATCGTCTCAACCCGGGACCGACCCGAGCCAAGCTCGCGCACCTTCGCGTCGTGTGGAACCCAATCGGTGCCGGGGATGTAGCCCTTCTCCCGGATCACCGCCGCATAGTGTTCGATGCCCTGCGAGTGCGCGGCGTAGTAGTCCACGACATGGATTTCGCGCCCAACTGCCTGCCAGAACCAAATCGCAGTCGCATCGCCAACACCGAGATCCCACGCCGTGTGGACCGGTAGCGACGGCTCAACCGGCACAACGCCGATCCGGCCATCACGCTCCGCCTCGGCCAACTCCGCACCCCAGAACGCACCCATGATCGCGGCGTCAAACGAACAGAAATACTCCTGCTGGTAGAGCGCTTCGCCCATGTCGGCGCCGAAGTTGGCGAGATAATCCTTGTGTTCCTCGGCCAGCGCTTCCGGCGTGAACGCATCGGTCTGATTCGCGGCCAGCACCTGCGCGAACCATGCCGGATTGGTGCGGGAGGCGGTCAGCATCCGGTGCGCGTGGTTTTTCCCGCGCGGGGTGGTGATTGCCATAAACCAGCCGCCGTTTTCCCGGAGGATCGGGGACAAGTAGCCATAGGCGGCCGGGTTCGCGAGCGCGTATTCGGACATCACCACACCCCATGGCGGCGATCCCACCAGCGAGTTGTAATTGTCCGATCCCACCACCTGCCAGGTCGCGCCATTCTTGAACCGGATGAACATTTCCTGTTCTCGGGTCGTATCGCGCAGCGCGTGCGGGAACGCTTCGTCGATGCGGCGGACACCGGTATGTGGGTTGACCGCCTGCCAGATCGCCTTGCGCGCCTGGGCAGCCTCGGGAAGCATGTGCCAGTAGGTCGCGGGCCGTTCCATCGCGGAACAAGCGGCGGCATGCAGGGCCAATTCGTCCTTGCCGGCCCGGCGGTGCCAGATGGCGATCGCGCGCTTTCCGCCACGGCCTCCGCGTTCCATGTAGCGCCAGAGCGGGATTTGGTATTGGCGCGGACGCCAGCCGCCGGCGGGAAGATCGATGTCAATTGCCATGGGGCATGGCCCTCGCGGCGATCGGGCGGAGGACGAGGCGTTCCTCAATCGTCGACATCCACTGGCCTACCAGTGAGTCATACCGCCCGAAACGGCGCTGGCCGTCGTTGTCCAGCAGGATCATGGTCCGACCGTCCCGCTCAACGGTCAGGTTCCGCAGCGGCACGAATCCGTCACTCGGCCGGAGCATCGTCATCCTCCCCGAACCGCCGGACGGTGACGTTGATCGGGCCACCATCCATGTTGATGTTGGCCGCGACTGGCATGCCCATCACGCGGTTCATGAACGCGGTGCCGGCGGCGATCTGATCGCGCTCGGTGCGGCCCTCCAAGGCAATGCGGAGGATGTTGTCCTGCACCGCCTCGGCCTGCATCGCGCGGGCCAACGCTTTCGCTTCGATGAAAGTCAGGGTGCCCGGCTCAACCCTCTGACGACCGGTGCGGCTCATGAGTGACTGATCCTCAACAAAGCTGGGCTTCCCGTTACCGGGCCCTTTCGCAGGGCCACCCCAACCGGTGCCCTTCCCATACCGCGTCCCTGGTGAGGTCGATTTCGCCATGGGTCCGGATTGTTATGTTATAACGTTCCGCACATCAAGCGTGTTGTGTGTTATGTTATAACGTAACGGCTGTGGGGCAAAAAGAAGCCGCCCGGAGGCGGCTTAGGTGATCACTCCGAAAACAGGCGCCTAGCGTTGCTCGCGTCGACACGCTCAGATTGTTCACGGAATAGCGCCACCCAATAATCTCGATCGGCCGCAGTCGCCTCGCGAACCATAATAGGGGCAGATGCCACAATCGGCCATTGATGCTGATCGTGATCGTTGGTCTCTGATGCGCTCATGATTGCGGTTCCTTCTTTGGCTTCCCGCCATAACGGGGCGACCCCGTCGTCGGCGAACTCCATCCGCATAGTGTGCATTTGATGTTGGTTCGGATCAAGTTCGGATCATACATACCGCTTGGCGGTATGGCCTGGCCGGCCAACGGCAACCCAAAATAATAAGTCGGCGAGCCGCAGCTTGGGCATTGCATCTCCATCACTCCCGCGCTATCCACGCCTTGCAGTCCTCCCCGTCCCCCGCCAGCACATCCTTCCCGAACGTCACCCACCACGGCGCGTCGGATGACGTCCATGTGCAGCGGTAATGCGGCTGGACGCCGGGGACGCCATGACTTCGATAGCGATCACATGACGCGCAGCACTGTTTCAGCCGATCTCGCAACTGTGCCAAGATCACATTGACCGCGTCTTCGGTCCATCGCGCGCGATCTGCCACGGAAGGCGTCTCCTCTTCATCCGGCGTGAACACTACCTCGCGGCGGCTGGCGAGAGTGTAAGAATTTGCGGCGTTGCGCGGCGAACAATCGAACCCCCAAGGCATGCGCCAGCCTGGCTTTCTATCGCTATCCCAACGCGCGACGAAGCGCCCATGCACGGGGCTGAATAACCACCACCATCCATCCCGGTCCTCAATCGGCGGCCGCAATTCCATCACACCAACCTCCCCATCAACCTTTTCTTCGCATCCGGCACCGTCACCGCCAGATCAATCAGCAGTGTCACCGCCAGAGGAACGAAACTATACCCCGACAACCAATAGTTTAGCGACCGCCGCGACACGCCAAGATACCACGCCGCGTCGGTCACGGACCATTCGAGGCTGGCGAGAGCAGAACGCAGCTCCTCAGATGTCATTTCCGACAATCCTCCGCACCAAGATCGAAGTTGCCGCCTCGCTTGGCGTGCAGCCCTGACGGAACAGGTCCCACGCCTCGCCAGAGGTTGATGGGTCGTGCTGGCGGTGCGCCAGGATGGCGTCAACCTGGCGCCACCAGGTAACGTATTGGGTGGGTTTCATGGCCGTTCCTTCTGGGTTCAGGGATCAATCGGGGGACACGGGGATCAGGATTCCAAGCATACCAGCGCCGTTCCCTTGCCGTGGTTTTTGCCCATGCAGGAGCACTCGCACTGCATAGTGCGGCCGGTAGCGTTCATGCATCTGGCGTCGCACTCGTGCATGCTGGGCATATTCTTGCGGATGACGATCCGAGTGGCGCGGGTCCATGTGCGGGCTTCCTCGTCCCAGATACGAGGCATCTTGTTGGATCCAATGTCGTAGTCGGCGCGCCTGGACATGACTGTTGATCCGTCTGCCCTATAAGCAAAAAACCTAAAATTTGCCATGTTCGTCCTCCCCCTCCGGTCCGGCCATCCCGTCCCGATGCACACACTGTGCAACATGAGTGCGCGGGCGTCAAGAGGAAATGTGCAATTTTGGGGTGGGGGCGGTGGGTTGGCGCCATCACCGCGCGCGCGGGCCGAAACCCTGGGTTAGGCCGCTCGAATCCGGCGAACCCCAGCGCCTCCGCAAGCAAAGCACCTACCGCCCTCGACATGGCTAAATCCCCGAATGCGGCCCTTGCCGTCGCAACGAGTGCAGGATGCCGCTGGGTTCAGCTTCGCGGCATGCGTCATGCCAGATTCGCGGGCAGCAATGATCTTGGCGTCGCGCTCTGCCCGCTTAGAGATTGCGGCCGCGACGCGCTGCGCAACGTCAGTGACGACGCGGGTAGCAAAGTCAACATGCGTCGGGTCGGCCCGGTCGAGTTGACTGAAATCCCATCCAGCCTCAGCTAGAGCATTGACCACCATCTGGGCTTGGATGCCGTGGGCCGTTGCGATTGCATTAATATCCATCATCCCCACTCCCTCTCCCGGTCCGGCCATCCCGTCCCGATGCACGCACTGTGCAACGCTCGTGCACGGGCGTCAAGGGGAAATGTGCAATTTTGGGGATGGTGTGGGGTGCTCGATTTACCTGCTCGATCCAATTTGAGTCCAGCAGGTGGATCGAGCAGGTAGACCACCGCGCGCGCGGGGTAACCGGTAACTTCCTGATTACCGGTTACCTCAATCACCCCCGAGGATCGCACCCGGGCGGGTAGACGGGGACTTCCTTCCATTCC